ACCGGCGTAAACGGCTCGGCGAAGGCGTCACGCGACGTTAGCTCGGCCGGCTCGCGAAACCGCAGCCATATGTCATCCGTGCCGTCAAACCAACCGCCGCCAGCGGTGCGCGCCGGCCGTTCGTTCCACAGGGCCGGCTGGCGATACAGATCGAGCTGCACCGGCAGCACGTCCACGCCGGCCGCGATCTGCTGAAAGTGTCTCATGGCACACATTTGAGCACGTTGCCGGCGCCAGCGTCGCGCCAGATCGCCCCCGATGTGGCCGGGGCTGCGGTTGGCAGGCCGGCCATAAAGATCAAGCCGTTGCGGCCGGTGCCGTGCCCTGTCGCGGCATTGAACACCACATCGCCGCCGTTGCCGTTGCCGGCCACCACCGAGCCGGGCGACAGGTTGATGCTGCCCGCGGTGGCGCCGCTCGCCGCCCCCGTGCCGATATTGGCCGGCCCGCTCGCCCCCGATGCGCTGTCGCCGGTGTAAATGTCAGCCTTGCCAGAGGTGCCGGCCGTCACGTTGCCGGAACCGACGCCGGCAGCGCCCGAGTCACCAGTGCCAACGTCGCCCGAGAAGGTGTAAGCCTCCCCGGAATTGCCACCCGTCGCATTGCCGCTCTGAAAATACGCGAGCCCCGAATTTCCAGCGGCAGCGTCGCCGCTATAACAGAGAACCTGACCGCTCGCGCCGGCCGATGCGTTGCCAGAGTAAAGCGCCGATGTGTGGCTAGCGGCTGCGTCGTTGGTGCCGATGTTTAGGTTATCGTCGCTCGCAATGATCAGAGCATCGGCCGGTGGCGCTTTCAGTATCAGCGTATCCGGCGTTCCGGCGACGATCGAGAAGTAATTCGCATCAGCGTCGGCCACAGCAAGCGACGGCGAATAGGCCAGATCGCCCCCGGCCGGCACCAGCGCGCGACGGAATATCCGGGTGGCCGCGCCGTCGATCAGGCGCAGGACCACCGTATGATCAACCGTGTCGTTGTTATGCAGGGTGATTTCCTGCACCAGCCGTTGCGTGCTGGTCGCTGGCGCTGGCGCCACGACAACCGCCGTGGTGCCATTGCTCACCGTGCTTGCGCCGCCCGGCGTGAAGGCTGTTGCGGTGTAGTCACCCCAGCTCGCGGTGATGTCGCAGTTTGTCGTGGTCATCGCCTCGCCGAGCACGATTTCCACGCGTTTGTTGGTGGCGTTCAGGATCATTCAAGCTGCCATGAAATAGGCGAAGCCGCGCGCCTGCGCGTCACCGGCCTGCCGGGCTGCGGTTTCCAGCGTCATCGCTGGCCCGCCATCGCTGGTCTTCTCGGCGAAGACCGCATCCGAGGCGATCCGGTTGGCCGTCTCGGCGGCATCGGCCGCAGCGCGCGCTATCGCCTCGTTGCTGATCGCCGCCCCGAGTGCCGCATCGGCGGCGATCCGGTTGGCCGTCTCGGTGGTCAACGACGTGTTGATGGTGCCGGTCGAGGCGCCCGGCGCCCCGCCGGTGCGCGCCTGCATGGCCAGGAAAAATCCTCGCCACACCGTCGTTACGTTGCCGGCGCTGTCCACGATCGGGGCGGCCGGGACGGAGGCGGATAGCGGATTGATCGCCATCAGTAGCCGCACGCCACGTATTTGACCGGACCGGACACCGGCACGGCGAAATTATCCTGCAGGTTGCCAGTGACGCGGCTGGCCGACATCAGCGTAAACGAAATGAACACTGACGGGTCAATCACCGGGTCGATCGGATAAACTTTCAGATCGACGCAGGCGGTCGGGAAAGCCGGCGAGAAGGTCACATCGAAGGACGGCGAGACGGTGGAGAACTCGCCCACCCGCACGCTGCCGCCTGATGATGTCGGCAAGCCGGCGATCGTCGCATTGATGGTATCAATTTCGCCCTGCAGCGTCGCATCGGCGGCGATCCGGGCCGCCGTCTCGTTGTCAATGCGAGTGCCGAGCGCCGCCTCCGCGGCTTCCGCGCGCGTGGTTTCGGCGGAAATGGCGGCGGCATTGGTCGCGTCACCGGCCGCGCGTAGCGTCGCCTCCGCGGCAACCGACGCATCGATCAGCGCTTGAATCCCGAGCAGCACCACTGCGTCTGCGGTGCTGGCCGCCTGCACCACCGGCAGCATGGCGGCGGACACCACGGATGATGTCACGGCGTCCCATATCTCATTGCCGAGCGCATCGCGCAGGACCAGCCGATACGCCCCATCACCGTAGATGATCGCCCGACCAGCAGAGTCCAGCACGATCGGGTTGGTGTTCAGATTGCCACCGCCGCCCGCCGGTGCAGTCCACGTGGCTTTCGGCGTCGAGCCGCCGGGGACGTATGTCTCGATCGTCCCGGCCGCATACGGCCGGCCGTTGGCATCACAGAATTGGAGCTCCGGGCTCGGCAGCAGAATGACGGTCATTGCCTAATGCCCTGTTGCGAGCCAGAAAAACACCACGCCCGATGCCGGCGTGCGCGAACCAAAGATCGATCCCCACACGTCGATCCCGGTGGTGGTTTGATTGGCCACGTTGAACGCGCCGGACCACACCCCTACCGCGAGCCCCGTCACCACAAAGCTGTCGCAGGCTGTTGCGAACGGCGTTGGGAATGTGATGTGGCAATGCCCGCTGGCATCGAGCGACGCACTACCGCCCTGCACATTGCCGGGTGAGGCTGGCGGGGGCAGGCCGGCGATCAATGCCGCTAGCGCGGCCTCCGCGGCTTCTGCGCGGGCTATCTCGGCATCGAGCGCCGCCTGTAGCGCAGCGTCGGCTGACGCCCTAGCGGTGGCCTCCGCGCTGTCTGCGGCCGCGCGTGCCAGTGCCTCCGCCTCGATCGCGTCCGTGATGCCCATCGCCTGCCGCGCGGTCGCGAGGTCAGCCGCGCCAACCACCGGGACCATGCAGGCGCTCACATAGGTAAAGCTCGGCTGATCCCACACCAGATTGCCGAGCGCATCGCGCAGCACCGTCCGATAGGCCCCATCCCCATAGATCAGCGCCCGGCCGGCACTGTCGAGGGTAAGCGGGTTGGTGTTCAGATGGGCGTCGCCGCCGAGCGGGCTGTTCCACGTATCTTTGGGCGTGGTTGTGTTCTGTTCGTAAAATTCGAGCGTTCCGGCCGCATAGGGCAGCCCGTTGGCGTCGCAGAATTGCAATTCAGCCGGCGGCAGCAGCACTTTGACGACTCCGACAAGGGGAAAATTCGGATCAGGCGGCGCCGGTGCGGCTAAGCCATACACCCATGCGGTGGTGATTGGCCCGGTGTCGCACGGGTTGCCGTTCAGCTCGATCCCGCCGCGATCGATGGCGAACGTGCCGCCAGCGGTGCCAAGGTTGGTCAGCCAATCGGTCGCCACCCCGCCCGAGCGGATCGATTGATACACCTCGGGGGCGGTGCCGAACGGGATCGATCCGGTGGCGCCAAGGTCAACCGGCGTCAGATCGGCATTGAGAAACTTGCGCCGGTTGGCTTCAACCGACAGATCGACAAAGGCGCCGGTGCGGCCGGCCCAAAAGTCCGCGGCGTAGCCGGCGCAGTTGATCAGCGCCGGTGAAACCGGATCGCCCCACGTGACGGTTGACGTGAGGTTATCGAAGGTGAGCGGGGCCGGTGAGGTCCACACCAGCGCCGCGCTCAATGGCGCGTCGTTGGCATAAACCTGCAGCAGCGAGTTGGTCAGATCAAACGAAATGAGGAAATTGCACGGGCAATCGAGCGGTAGGCTGGTGTTGAAATTCCCGTCAACAATCAAGCCCAGCGGGCCGGTGACACCCACCACGATACTGCCGCCGCCGGACTGATGCCGGGCGTCAACCGTGATGTAGCGCGTGCCGTCATCGATGAACACCCGCTGCGTGTTGGAAAACCCATACTGCCACAGCGAGATAACGAACTTATCGACGGCACCGGCAAAGATCGCCCCGGTGCGTTCCAGCACCGCCTGCCCGGTGTAGTGCACTGGCACCGTGACGTAGCCGGCCGGCGTCGTGGTGACGGGCACATAGCCGACGATCGCCGAACCGCCGCGGGCAACCGCCTGCGTCACATAGCTGTCGGTTGGTCCTACACCGGCGAGGTCGGGCAGCGCCACCATGCCGCCGCCCGCCGTCCACTCAAAAGCCCGGTTCTGTGCGCTGGCGTCACTCGCTATCCCGACAACGATCGTGCCGTCATCGGTGATCGAGATTGCCGACGAAAAGCCGCCGCTCGGCAGCAGGCCGAGACTGACCAGCCCACCGCCAGCGGTCCACCGGAAGGCGCAGCCGGTGCCGGAAAAGCCGGCATTACCGGCGATAACCGCACCATCAGATGACGCCGCAGCAGCGCTGGCGTTGCCGTCACTGGCGGCGCTGATGTCCACCATCCCGCCGCCCGCGGTCCACCGCCAAGCGTGGGCATTCGCATCCGCCGTTGTGTCGCCATTGCCGACAACCGTGGTGCCGTCCGCGGATACGCCGAGCGCTTGACTAAAGAAGCCGCCGGTTAAGACCCCGAGGTCCACCATCCCGCCGCCGGAGGTCCACCGGAATGCCCGCTGATTGCCTAGAGCGTCCTGCGCATAGCCAACAACAACCGCGCCATCGGCGGAAACACCAAACGCTTCGGCCTCACCGTTGCCGCCGGGGATCGTGCCCAGATCGGCCATCCCGCCGCCGGATGTCCACCGGAACGCCCGGTTATTCGAGCCGTTGTTCGCCACGCCGACAATGACCGTCCCATCGTCATTGACAGCGTTCGCCCAAGCATAGGTGCCGCCGGGCAGTAGCCCGATGTCGATTGGCCCGGTGCTGTCCGTCCAATAGACGGCGTGTGAATTAAAGCCGCTATCGTCGGCCTCGCCAACGACAACCAAGCCGTCGCTTGATATGCCATAGGCGGCGCCGTATGTGCCGCCCACCAGCCCCGGCAGCGTCGTGTAGCCGGCCGGGAATGCCGCCATCAGCTTTGCGCCGGTGTGGCGTCCACCCACGCGCCGAGCAGCGCCGTGGCGTAGGGGGTAGTCCACGAAATTTCAAACACCCGATCGCGGGCCATGCCAAGCCGCTGCCATTGCAGCGAACGCAGATAGCTTCCCGAGCCGCCAAGGTCATTCAGCACCGGCGAGCCGAACGTGTGGCCTCGATCGTCGGACCAGCGGAGCGAAACTTGCGGCGCATCGATCGCCAGCGGCGGAATGCCCGCGGTCGGATCGTAGCCGCCGGTCCCGGTTTCCATATCGGCGAGGAATTGCCGCCAGAAAACCCGCTTGCCATCGTTCAACGTGTGCGGATAGCCGCGCACCCGCTTGATCGGGTTGCCGTTGTCCGTCCCGATCGCATTATCAAGGAAATAAACGTTGCCGTTCTGCCAATCGCCGACGAATACCGATCCGCTCACGTTGTAGGCGCACATGCCGCGGTGCCGATGCTCGACGCCATTGGTGTCGATCCACAGCCACTCATGCCACAAGCCCGTCGTGATGTCGTAACACCATGTTTTGTCGATCGTCGGAAACGACAGCACATAAAACTGGTGGCCGCCCATTTGATATGACCAGCCGATCGCATCATCAATGCGCGTGTATGTCGCAATCTCGGCCTCGATCGCATAGGTCGAAACCCGCTTCGCCTCATAGCCGGCGCCGGACACCACAATGCCTTGCCCGTTCCGGTCGCGCGACAGCCACAGCACCGCGTTGTCAACCTCACACGGCGAGTATTTAGCGGCGCACCCGTGCGGGATCAGCACGTTGGGCACGATGGCCCAAGGAAAGTCAGCCGCCCCGGTATCGTTCCACACCTCACTAGATCGCTCGCCGAGCAGCCAAATCTCGCGCTTGGCCACGACGGCAACAACGAGGTTGTCCGCGGTCGCTTCCTTGTTCGCGAACCACAACGGATCGAATGTCGTGCTCAAACTGTCGCTGATGTAAAATTGCGGCGTGTTCGGCCGGTTGAACACGAAATACGTGTCTGCGTAGTCCGTCCGTGTGCTGCCGGTGAACACCGCGCCCGGATCGATGATCTGCGCAAAGCTGCCGGATGCGAGATTGACCGTCCAGCCGCTCGATGTGCCGTCCACGATCACCAGATCAAGCCCGTTATCGGTCATCGAGCAGGGGCCGTGCAGCCCCGGTGTGATCGAGCCAATCGAGGATGACGGCGCGGACAGGCTGTAGACGGATGATCCCGAGACACAATAGGTGACACCGTTGGATGCCTGCCGGAGTGCCCGGATCGGGCCATTGCCCACCGTGCCCCACAGCGCCAGCCCCGGCGTCGGATAGTGCGCCATTTGGGCCGGCTCGCCCTGCGCGCCCGGTATCGGCTCGCCGAACAGGTTGACGCTGCGCTGTGCTGCCGCGATGACAGAGCGAGCGGTGTAGGCGCCGGCATTGAGCGCGATACGCGCCATTAGGTCATCCCGCCAGACATGAAGCTCGGCGATGATCCGGCCGCCATCGATCCGCCACGGCGCGCACCGATCGGCGATAGCAGCGTGCCGATCTGTGTATTTGCCCCCGACACCACGGACACCGCCTGATGCATGGCGGCGACATGATCCGGCCGCGCCGGCAGGCCGTATGTCATCTGTAGCCGCACGCACAGGGACCACAGCAGCGCCTCATAGTATTCGGGCGCCAGCGCCAGCGCATCGGTCAATGTGGCGTAAGTCGGTAGCGATGATGGGAACAAGAAATGCAGCTCGAATTGCCCGGCCGGCGGGATCGGCCAGACATACACCTTCGCGGTGGGGTAGGACGTGTCGAGGAAGGCCGCCGCCGGCCATGTGGACAGCGATTTCAGGGTGATTTGGCTGTAATCCTCGCGAGATTCGATGATCCCCAAAGAGACATCGAGCGGATTGCCGCCGGCCGGCAGCAGCCGGGCATAGGCCGCATACAGCATGGTCTGCCGGGTGGACAGCGTGTAGCTCGCCGCGCCGGTGGCGGTAACGACGGTTTCCGCCAGCGCCGGCACAAGCCACCGCTTGCGCTGCCATTGCGCGACCAGCATTGCCAGCAGTTCCAAGCCGGTGTTGCTGTCCTCCGCGGATGGCGTCTGGCCGATGCCGTTGATGCCCGATGCGCGCAGACAGAAGGTGATCAGATCGCCGGTGGTGGTGATCATTTCGTCACCTTTTGAAGCTGCACCGCCGACAACGGCACCGGCCAATAACGGATGCGTCGGATATAGCCGTCCGGTTGTAGTCCAATGACGCTATCACAGCCGATGCCGAGCGCGGTTTCGCCCGTCGTGAGCGTCGCTTGCGTTGCCGTGGTAATGGCGCCGCCGTTGACGCAGCCACGCTGCACGCCGTTCTGATAGGCATACCCCGCCCTGAACGGCACGATGGGCTGCGCCCCTAAGCCGGTATTGAGCCCGGCCGAATCAAACATATTGATCGTGTTGCCGCCGCCGATATTGATTGAGGTTTTCGTGGTGGCGCCGTTATGCCAGCCGCACAGCTCGGCTGCCCGGCTTTGCTGGATTGGCACATAGGCATCGGCAACAAGTGTGCCCATCTGTGTCAACCACCACGCGCCGGTTGGCATTGATGCCCCATCAACCGGGCGCGTCACCGCGGCTGCGCCGGTCGGGATGTAGCTGGTCGGGAAGCTGGCAACTTCTACCTGCCCGCCCCATAGGTAATAGGTCGCGTTATTAACGCGCGTGGTGCTGCCGCTAGCACTGGCCGAATTGACAAGGATTTCCGTCGTTGTGCTGGTGCCGGGCATGGTGATTTGGCACACGACGCGGAACCACGAATTAGGCAACGGCGTTATCGTCACCGTGCGATTTGTCGCGGTGCCTCTATTTGCCTCACCGGAAATGACGCCGGTTGCAAGATTGACCCAAAACTGTGCGCCGTTCGTCGCTGCCGTATCAACGCACAGCACCCGCACATAATCGGTGTTCCCGCGCTTCAAAAAGAGCGTATAAGACAGCGCCGAGCCAGCCGTGACAGTTGGGATATTAGAGACAACCTGCGCGGTGCCGGCGACACCTTCGGTGCAGATCGAGGCGTTGACCGTTCCATCCGGTGATGTCGTGCTGTTATCGGTAACGGTCGTGTCGGTTTTCGTCGGCCACGAATTTATCGCGCGCGAGTTGGTGATAATGTTGGCCCGCGATTCTTCCATCAGCAGCGCGAGCGGTGCGTGCGTCACGGGATCAAAATCAAAGCGCGGTGCGCTGTTCGCGGCTGCGCCGGTCGGGATATAGTCTCCCATCGAGCCGGCCACCTCGATCTGCGCGCCCCAAAAATAATTGAGCGACACGCCGTCGCCGTTGTAGCTGTTGGTATTCGCCGGGTTGTTCAGGCCGATGCGGAACGCGGTCGCGCCCGGCGATGCCGTGGTGGTGGCGGTCGCTGACACGCGATACCAGCCATTGCCAACCGTGGTAATCGAGCCGGTGACCGTGCCGGATGTGCTGGTGATGGTGCCTAGCTGCAGATCGACAAAGATAACGGCAACGCCACCCACCCACGTCGCGGCTGTGCGCAGCTCAAGCGAGTTATAACGCCGCGTGCCATTTTTCATGTAGACGCTGAACGTAATCGCGGAGTTGCCCGGCGGGGTGTAGCTGTAGTCGCGATAGTGCGCGACGCCGGCAACGCCATCCTCGGTCAACGATGTGCCGGTCAACGTGCCATCCGGCGCGATGGTGGCGGCGGTCGCAGCGGTCGCATCGCTTCCTGCCGCGAAGCTCGACAGGTTGCCGCTGTTCAGCAGGACGTTTTGCCGCGCCGTCTGCAGCGTGCCGGTGGCGTCGAAATACGTCGCCGGCCCGGTGGTGGCGCGGGTGAAGGTAATGCGCCCGTCGAGTGGCCACGCCCCGACAAAGGCCGGCGAGGGGGCGAGAAAATTCAGATCGAGCACCGGCGCCGGCAGCCGGTTGGCCCATAGCAGCTTGCGGGCGCCAAGCGTGCTCATCAGTCTTGATCCACATCAAGCGCGAAATCGAATTGCTGCGACACCGCGCCGGGCGCCCATGCGTTCTGCGCCTGCATCAGCCCCAACAGTGTGGTGCCGGCGGTCGCCACGAGATTGAACGGCGCATATGGCCGGCCCGAGGCTTCCGCCACGGCTTGCCGGACCACCGCGCCGGCCGCCGTCACACCGCCGGCATTGTTGCGCCATGAGGTTGCCGAAAACGAAAAGATCGCGCTCAGCTCGATATAGGCCGCGCTGCTGATGACAAGCGCCGCGTTGTCCGCCGGATAGCTGCCGGCGGTGAACGGTGTGTTGGCGTCCACCGGCCGAAATAGCAACAAGTCGAAGGCCGGCAGAACGATGGTGCCGGATGCCGCGGTAAGGACACAGCGGGCACCGCTGATCCGCCCCGAGCTGCTAGCCGCGCGTGCAACGGTGAACGTCATTGGCACCACGTTTGCCGCCGTGGTGGTGTTGCCGATCAGATCGCCGATCGCATAGGTGGTGGCGTCGGACGCGCGGGTGTAGGTGGCACGCACGCTCGGGGTGTAGCCGCCGACGTTCAGCGTGCCGCCGCCGACAACCACCAATCCGGCGCCGGCAACCTGTGTTGAACTTTGCGCCGCCACCCATGCGGTGCCATTCCATTGAAACTGCGCCGTGCCCTGTATCGTGCCTGTCGCAGTTGGCACCTCAAATGCCGGATCGCTGGTTGCCATTGCTGTTATCCTATGCCCAACGCACCCAGCCGATTGCGCTGCTGATGTAGCGATACTCGTGCGCGGTCGCGACGGCGCCCGCGGTGGTTGCGACCGCACCAGCCGCGCTATCCTGCACGGTCAACGTGGTCACGATCTGCGCGAAGCTGATGCGCACCACCTTGCCGTTAGGCGTGCCGGCCACGGGCGGCAGCTTGATCGTCAGCGCGGCGATGGTGCCCGCTGGATTGACATAAAGCACGGTATCGTCGGCGGCGAGGGTGATGGTGTCCGTGGTGACGGGCACGACAACGCGGGGAATGCCGGTCGCGGTGTTGGTGTTGATCGCCTCGCCCGAGTGCATACGGGTGCCGGGTTGAAAGGGCATGGTGTCTGGTCCTTTGAGAAAGCGGCCGACGCCGGCAAGGGCGCGCTCGGCCAACACGCGCAACAGCGGTGGAGAAACCGCCCCTTGCCGGCAAGCTAGCTATTGACTATAGCGCAAGTATTGTGCTAGTTTGCGAACATACGACACGCAAGCTGCGGCCGTATAGTTTTGCACCCCCACAATACATCGAGCCTGCAAGGCAAATAATCATTGTTTATATCATACTGGCGGACTAGGCGAATACTTATGCCTTCTTTCTGCGCCCGGCTTGCCATGTCCACACCACCCGGCATTACTAGGTCGGCCGATGCGAAGGTGAAGGCATCCGGGTGATACACGAGCGACTGCCCGACCGCGGTTGATGCCGTGCCGATGAAGGTGATCAGATCATTGGCGGTTGGCAGCTTGGTCAGGTTGTCGCGTGCGGCGTGCGGCGAGGCGTAGTTGATCGACGGCGAAACGCTCCATGTCTGCGAACCGGCGCCGGCAGCGTCGGCCAGCATGACGAACGGCTGCAATACGCCGGTGTCCACTTTGGTTTCCGGGTGGACGCGATTGACGCCGGCAATAGTAAACACCTCGCCTTGCAGCGGTGTGCCCGTGCCGGTTTTGACGGCGAGCGTGGCGTCAGCCGTGGTGCTGGTGGTGTTCACGGCGTAGTTGACGGCAGCCGAGCGGGTGAACGCCGCAAGATGGGTGTTCTCGGCAAATTCAAAACCACCCGTCGTGCCGATCACGCCGTCTGTGTATTGGCTAGCGATCGCCGTGCTCTGTTGGAACAGACCCTTGAGGCTGTCCACCATATCAACGTTGTCCTGCGTGTTGATACGCGCCTGCCACTGCTTCGACTGCGGGGCGAGGTTATCGAGCAGGATTTTCCGGCCGGTGAGGAAGTTTTTGAAGGTTTGGGCGCTGCCCTGGCCATTGACGTTATTGTAAACGTCCTTCGCCATCGCGACTGCGCGGCTTTCGATGTTGGCAGCGATGACGGCAACCGCTGGCTCGATGTAGCGGCCGGCGAAATCGTCAATTTTCAACGTCAAATCGGTCGTTGAAAAGCTGATGTCCACACCGGAAACGTTGGTCACGGCAAGCGATGTGTTCAGCTCCGCGGTGTTCTGCGGCGCCAGTGTCATCGTGGTCCGCACGGTGTATTGGTTGGGCAACCGGATGCGGAGGGTATCGCCGATTTTCGCGCCAGTCTGCGCGAAGCTGCTGTCATACTGGCGATTGATCGAGCC